TGGGGCCAGCCCGAGCGGAGTTGCTGGATCAACCGCCGGATTGCCATAGAAAATTTTCGAAGAAATTTCCTGTGCAAACGATTCAACCATTCCCCGAAGTTCCCGCAAACGGAACATTTCCCGGCTGGATGCATAATCGTCAACAAGCTGGGCATCAACACTGTTGTAATCGTCGAGAGTAGCAACGGTATCCATGATTTGCGTGTATTTGCTTTTTCCCGGCGCGATACCTTGATTCAGCATCCGCCAAGTAGGGGCTGGAAGCCCGTCACGAAGCACGGATTTGTGCCCGGTGAGCATGTTTCCATGCATCCAACTCATTTCAGGAAAAATTTCAGTTGTTTGCGATTGCATTTCAATGACTTGAGCAACGGCACCTTCCGGGTCGTTACCTTGCGCCAAATCGAGCAGGGTCGGCATTGCATTAACCAACGTAGCCATTAGTTATTTCCTTGTACTTGTCGCCAAAATTTTTCGGCTAGATTTCCATTTACCTGCTGCGGGTCGCCCTTAACAGCACGCGCTTCCATTGGCACAGAGTCAGCAACCTTGGTTAAAAAGCGAATCATATGCACATTGTCGCCTGCGCCAGTCAGGGTCATCAAGCGGATCAAATTGTCATAATCATCGCCAGCATAGGTTTTCAAAACTTCTTGCGCTTTTGCTAAATTTTCCCCGAGGGCTTCGCCCCCGAGTTCCTTGTCATTTCGAATTTCCGCTTGCCAAGTGTTAATTTGTTCTTCCCATTGGGACACGAATTTTGCCTGGCTTTCATCAAACGTTTCTTGCATCAAGGCCAATGCGCCAGATGCAATTTCGGTGCGGCTTTTCGCATTGTTGATCAAATCAACAAACTTTGAAAGCGCTTCCTTGTCTGTTATTTCAACGCCTTCTGGAACGATTTCGTCCAATGCATCAGCGGAAATGAGATCGGGTGTGAAGTCCGGTTCCGTTTTGTCGCCGGTTTCCAAGATTGACTTACGTTCTTGTGCAGGTTTTTCCTCCGTCGAGGCTTTTTCCTCCTGCGCAGGCGTTTTTTCTTGTTGCCCCTCGCCCGGACTGGCTACCACTTCTTCGTTTTGTGCATCTTGTGCATCAACGTTTTCGGTGCTTTCCACGTTTTCTTCATTCTGATCTGGCATGTACAAACTCCTTTAGTGCCTTGTCTGAAATAAGGCTTATCTCTTGCAAGATAATTTGCCCTATATTTTGCATTCCGCAGTTGAATGCTGTTTCTGCCGAATCCTTTCGGTATGGGTTCTTGTACGTACCGCACAACTCCAGTATATGCAGTAAATACTTTTGCGCAAGGGGATCATCAAGGATAATTTCAAGGCCCCGCCGCAAGTTTTCTTGGTCCGCCTCGGTTTTCATCGATTCATCCACCATTCACAATAGCCGCAAGGGCATTCTGGCCGCCGCCAACATCCGTGTTCGACAAGTTTTGCGCCGCCTTAGTCAAATTTTCCCCGACAACGGCATCTTGTTGGGCCTGCAACTGCTGCTGCCGGGCTTGTTGCCGCTGGGCCACTTCATCTTTAGAACGCAGCCCTGTTTGCGGAACCCGGAGCAAATCTGCATACGTACGTAGCAAGCTGACATTGTCTGCCACATCCAAAACTTCCGGGTCAGATGCGGCCAGTTGACCAACAACGGTCCAAAGACGTTCAATTGCGGTTGTTTCTGTTGCACGCTGCGCATCAGCCAAAACGGACACATATTCAATTTCCAAATCAGTGAAGTCTACGCCATCCGGTAATTCCGGCAAAAGGCCCTTTCGGAAGGCAATTCCGTAAACACGTTTGATTATTGGGTCCAGGGCTTCTTGCTGGTAACGTTCCAGAATACCGCCAAGCAATAGCAAATCTTCGTTTTTGCGCTCATATATTTCCGCGGCACTTCTTACCGTGTCAAGGTTCGATACATTGCGAAAAAGGTGGTTGTAAAAGGTCTGCCGGATTTTGTTTTGCAGGTTTTGGATGTCTATTGCGAGTTCTTGCAAGGGGATTTGTGGAACGTGTACGGGGGCTGCGTGAAAGTCTACGCCAGGCGGAATGTACGTAATGCCGCCGGGCAGGAAAGCCTTTGGATCGCCCGCAAGAACATCGGACACAGCCAAGGCCGGGCGAATCATGCCATCAACGGCTTGGCCTTTCCGCAAAACCTCTTGCTGCAATTGTTTGATATCCGGTAGGGCATCATGCGCCGGACTTGTTCCGTAATCCTCTGTTCCGGTAACTTCCCACCGCGGAGCGACAAACGGCTTTTCGTGAAAACCGGAAACCCGCAAAACTTCCGTTTTCGTATTTTGCACATCTTCGAAATAGACTTCCCGCCATTCAAAGGACAATGGCACGTTCAAATCATCATCAACATTCTTTTCGATGATGTGCCACACCGTGCGAGTTTCAACTTTTCCGCCTGTGGTAGATTTCCATGCAGCTTTTATTTGTGGGGATACATTGTCAAGGCCGAACATTTCGACAATTTTCGTTACCGTCATGGACAGTTTTCGGGAAAATACTGTTAGGCGCTGTGTGAAGTCGCTTGAAACGCGAAATTGGCCGACCGGGACCGGGTAAAAGCGTACAACGGAATCGAAATCCTCGTACATTAGCGTTGCGGCGGTCCCGAAGGTTACAAGTTGCAAGTAGTGTGTTGCTTGGGTGTGGTAGAAATTGGATCCGGCCAAAATGGCATAGATGCGTTTGTCGGATTCTTCCAGCCATTCTTTTAAGTCCTTGGTCGGATTTGCAATGTTGCTGGGCCGGGTGCGAAACCAAGGACGGGATTGCGCCGTTATACCATTGACAAGGCCGTTGGCCAGTGTGCGCGCTGCATCTGTTGCGGTCGAATCAAGCCGCAAATCAATAGAATCCTTTTTTGATTTGTGGCTCGGCGCAGTCCACGGGTAATGAATCGGCAAAATGTATGATGCTAAATCCTGCAACACTTCTCGCTGTGGAGCAAAAATGTTGTCAAGTTCTTTTAGCAAAAGCCGACGCTGTTGCAGGTATTCTTTTGAAACTTTCATTTATGGGTTTCCCAGCAAACTTTGCCCGGTTGTTTTGCGGCGCAGTCCTGCGGGTCCGGTGATGATATTTGGTGGGCGTTGTCCTTGGGCCAAAAGGCTGAAAGTGCCCACACCTTGCGGAGATTTTGCGGGGAGTGCTGGGGTCGGGGCAGCCGGGATTTTAGAGGTATGCATCGTGAATCCTTTCAAACGGGTTATATTCAGGCAATTTTACAGGAAATCTTGCAGTGCGCAAGTTGGACCCTGTATAAGGAAAGGCAAACGTACAGGCGAGGGCATCTGCGGCATCCGGGCTTTGCCGCCCGCGCGTGCGCATCATGCTTTTACTTTCCAATATAATCAAGCCCTTGTCATTGACGGTGTATTCCGTGGTGCAAAAGTCGGCTTGTAAATCAAGACTGCTAATGTTTTCTGGAATGCCGCCGAGGGCAAGCCAGTCCCGCATTCCGCCCCAAATCTCCGCCCGCTTATTGGCATACTTTGGTCCGGCTGACGTTGAAGGCTTCGCGCCAAATTGCACATCAAATACTTTAAGCCCAAGTGCCCGACACTGGTCAACAACGCCGCCGCCCACACCTGTTCCATCGACAAACAGTGCCGCAACGTTAAATTCTGTGCATGCCCGTAAGATGTGTTCGACCAACTCCGTTGTCGATATGCCCGAGAAAACGCGAACCGGGCGAGAATAGGCATCGAGACCTTGCCGTGGCCACAAGACAGATGAGTCATTGCCGAAACGAGCAACGTCAACACCCAAGAAAACCGGGCCTTCCCCGGCAGGCCTGCGTTTTGTTGCATCCTTGAAAAGGTCAAATGATATGAAACTTGCAAGGGAGCCTTTTGGAAATTCCCCCAAAATCCGTACCCGGACGAAGTCGCTGTCGATCCCATAGTCGGCAATCCAAGATTCAAGTTGCTTTTTATTGGTGCGTTTTACATCGCGGGAGTCGACTTTGAAAGTGCCCCAACGATGGGTAAATTTGCCGCCCGGAAAGCATTCCCGGAAACGCCCTTCGCTCCGTGTAGGGTTGCCGAAAACGCACCAAAGAATTTCGGTGTCGGCATCGGTCAGGGCGCCCTCTGTTGTTTCCCAAATAACAGCCGGAATGGCGGATGCTTCGTCAAATATGATAATGAGCCTTTTCCCGGCGTTGTGCAGACCTGCAAAGGCTTCGGTGTTTTGTTCACTCCACGGGACCACGTCAATGCGCCATTCCCGTTCAAGTGCTTTGTCGACGCTGAATAAGGCTGTTGCTTTGCACTTGAACAAATCCCGTGCAATGAAAAGACGGTGCCATTTTGCAATTTCCACCCAGGTTTTTGTCCGCAACTGGTTTTCCGTGTTGGCGGTCACAACGCCACGTGTTTGCGGGTAGGTGGAAAATGCCCACCAAATTATCCATGCGACAAGGGCCGATTTGCCTACACCGTGGCCGGATGTCACCGCAAGCTGCACGGCTTCGGTTGGGTTCACGCATTCTTTTTCGATGCGTTTTAAGAAAGCGGTTTGCCACTTGTCCGGCCCCGTTTCATTTGCCAATTCGGTTCCGGCTTCGCCCCAAGGGAAAGCCCACATGACAAAAGCATATGGGCTGTATGCAAATTCCCCGAGGCGCTCAATTAAATCCGCGGTGTCATTCATCCGATGCAGAATCCGTTACATCAACAACTTGCGCATCAATCATAAGCCCCTTTGCCTCTAGCGCGCGTTTGCGGGCGGCCTCCAGCCGCTCACTCAAGTTATCTGTAATGTTGATGTCATGTGTAGTGGTCGGCCCGTTTCCGGTGCGATCAGCAAAATCGGCGGCCACTTTTCGCAAATCTGCAACGGAGAATTCTTCCGGGGAGGATTCCAGCCGGTCAAGCAACTCTGAAAGGGCTTCTTTTGTAACCGCGCCCATCATTTCCGCTGTTGCGTTGTACGCGTCGGTGACGCCTTTGCGGTACAGGCTTACAAGATTTTTGAATGCCGGATCGCCCAGCAAGATTGAGACACGTGATGACGAGTAGCCCGCGATAAGCGCCGCATCGCCGGGACTTTGCCCCGCCGCGAGCAACCGGGCAAGTGTGTGATGTCGCTGGGATAGTTTCTTGATCTCGGGCGGCTTCGACCCGGCGGGACCTTCCAAATCCGCGGGCGTGGCCGGGCGAACTTCATCAATATCAAAATCGACCAATTGCATTTTGCACCTCCGCCCGCAAGATAGCAAAAACAAACATGGTTTGCAAGGTCGGATATGGCTCGATCAAAAAACCAATAAATTTGTGGAGGGTGGTCCCACCCCACGGGGAGGGGCACAGACCGCAAAAAGGCCCCCCTCAACCTGAAATTGTCAAGGGGGGCCTACTTTTTTCAGAGACAGAAGCGCAAGGCTTCCTCAATGTCAAGCGGTTCGAGCCAATCCGGCCAAGCTTCGAGGTCAAGCATCGAGCAACTCCCGCATCTCTGCTGCCAGCTTGGCCTGAATTTCGTCCAGTTGCGCAGCTTTTTCCAACAGGGCAGCTTGGTCGGCTTCGGGCTGATTGTGAAACCACTGGAAGGCGTCAACTGCGCGATCACGCGGGTCGTCTGCAATGTCTTCGCCGGCCTTTTTCATGGCCGCGATGGCCACTTTCAGTTGGTTGCCGACAAGGCGCTTCGGCCCGGCTTCGCGGGCGGACCACAACCCCTTTTCCCACAAGGCCAGACGCTTCTGCACAAGGTCGTCCGTTGCCTGTTCAATTGTCACGTTGTGCTTTTTAGCGTAGCTCTTGGCTCCGCTCGCGGCGGTCGTTAGGCCATACTGCAAGCCAAACATCAGCGCCTGCGCAAAAAACTTTTCGGCTTTTTCCGCGGGGATTGCGGCAAGGTCGAATGGAACTTTGCTCTTGCGCACTTCCAATTCCGCGATGGCAGGGATATCAAGTTTGATTTTCATTTTCGTTTCTCCATAATGGCCGGGCAACATTGCCCATGCAGAATGAATAGCATGTGTCGAGTATGGTTGCAAGCCCCTTTTTTGCTTTTCGCGCATTTTTCTTCCCCAACCAGGCAACAGACAGCCCCAAAGACCGCACCAAAATTGCCCGCTGGCAGGCGGAATGGCCCAAGCCCTGCCTACCCCTGCCAACACGACATAATCACGCGCACATGCCCGCGACATGCGCACGATACCACGGGGATTTCCCGCGGCGCTTAGCGGACCCCGCTTACAGATCCGGAAAAGCGTCGCTAAGCAATTGCGCTGTAATCGCTGTTCATGGGAATTGACCCACCTTCCACCCGGGGAAAAGGCTTCGGTATGGCTCTACCCTTTTTGCATAAAGCCATACTTGACAAACATTTCCCTTCGCGCGCGTGGATTAAATTTTTTGACCTTTTGGT